TCATGCCACTAAAGATATAAATTCACCTAGTACCTTTTTATTTAGTTTTTTTGTCTTGAGTGACTTGACAAATGCTCTTTTGATTTGTGCTTTTGTTGCATCATCATCAACATCAAACTCAGAATCTTCAGCAAGAACAGTGGAAGATAGACCAAAGTATGCATCATATCCACTACCAGTTACGGTAAAAGTCTTATGCTTTCTCCAATCTGCCATGATTGATTCATACTCTTTACTATAATAAGGATGGAATCTCTCAACAAAACGTTTTGCATCTCTTGGTTGAAGAACCCTAATACCAATAAAGTTTACATCAGTAAACTTATCTTTCAAGTTTCTTAGAAGAGTATCAGTCAACTCCCAATAACCATAACCTATCGTATAGTTCTTACCAAGTTTACGATCCCTTACAGTACAAGTATGTGCATTAGTATTTCTCATTCCCATACGTGGAGCATCTTCCCATGAACGTTCTACCATAGTGTGATAAGGAAGAGAACTTGCTTCACCATCAGTCAATATAATGCACTGAACTTTTTGCAAGTCATTCTCTTTTTTGAATTGAGGAAGAATTTCGTGAAGACAAATCAATGTTTCATTTAACGGTGTTCCTGATAGATTCATTGCAGGAGGAAAATGATACCATCTACTTCCCTGTCTATTAAAACAACCAACTATTCTCCAGATATTTTTTAGTTGAGAATCTAATTCCTTGCCATTAACTTTACTAGAAAGTATATTCATTAAAGCAAAATCATTATCTATATGGAATGTATGCTCCTTTTCTTCATAACATGCTATCCTACTCTTACCATATTCATAATCCTCTTGATTGCGATGCCACTCATTAGTGAATGCATAGACCTCAAAAGGAATCTGAACTTTCTTACAGAACCATACTAGATTATAAAGTTGCTTGATAGTATCTGCCATCTCATAGCACATAGAACCTGACCAGTCTAAGATGAAAACCAATCCATGATTCTTGCCATCAGGAATCATTGTCACTCTCTTAAAGAGATCCTCATTATATTTGTAAGTATGTAGATTTCTTGTATCAAGAATACCTGTACGACTTGTAGAAGCACGAGCATAAGCATCAGCAGATTTCTTACACTCAAACTCTTTTACAAGATATGATACTTCTTTCTTTGCACTATTTTTAAAGTCTTCATAACTTTGGTCTACTTCTTCAAAAACATTACGTTGTTCATATCCACCCTCTCTTTCCATCTCTCTCCTTCTCTCTACACATTGCGACCAATATCCATTTACATATTCATGTACATCAGAGTTAGTAGCAATAACATTCTCAAGATTTACATCATTAACTTCTAAATATACATTCTCTACTGCATCTTTAGTAATAAGACCTTTTAACTTATCTGCTAGAGAATCAGCAGTTCTTACTTCAGATTCTACAGAATCGCTAGTAGTGCCGCCCCTAGTGCCAGGATTAGGATCACTGTCCCTACCTTCCAAAGTATCATCGCTATCAGAGTCAGAAACGGAAGAACCAGTATCGTCAATGCTATCACTGTCACTATCCCCAGTAGGTACACTATCGTTTCCATCGGACTCTGGACAAATCTCTGATTGAACGCCTTCAGTTGCTTCAGAAAGTTGTTCTTTTGCTTCTTGCTCCTGCTGGCAGAAATTATGTAACGCTTTTGCTGCTGCGATGGTTTGAGTAAACGTGTCGGCATTTTGTATTAGAGAGATAATCTCCTTCTCAGCATCTGAAAAAGATACATCAAGGAATTGACCAATTTTGAAATATAGATTAGCCCTATCAGCAAGATTAAAAGTATCAATATTTTCATTCTCTACCTCAAAGAAATCTTGCTTATGCATCTCATTATATCCTTTATAAAAGGATTTGGCAATTCCAAGATACTTTCTCTTCATCAATTTCTCAATTCTTGCATCCTCACATACGTTTAGGATACTGTGAGGAACATCACTTGGAGGATCTATATTGGGTGTGAACAATGCGTGTCCAACCTCGTGACCGACCAACATATCATATACTTCCTCACTTGCTTTATCCCACATAGGAAGAAGCAGTTCTCTTGTTTGCACATTAAACTGTGCAGTCTCAACATCCTTATGCTCTACAATTAAGTCCTCAGTCGCCAAAAGTCGAGCAAGATGTGATTTGATTTCCTTCTTTACTGCCATCGGATTTCCTTTCGTATACTAGTACATTACACGAAAAAACCCCCTTGTTGGGGGTTTGTAGACACTTTATCAACTGTCTACGCCTTTCTCTGGCAGCACGAAGTGCTTGAGGTTTAAGTTTCCTCTTCTTTTCCTTCTTGCTGTGGTGTTTCCAATTCGGTACTCTCATTTCTTTTTACCCATTCCTGTGCAACCTCTATTACATCATATGTAGGATACCATCCAACTGAACGGATTTTCTCTGTGTCAGCTATTAAAGTGTCTGGTTCACCTGGTGTATCTTCTTTAATTGGAAGATCCCCTTGACCAAATGCTTCTGCCAATTCTATTACAGAATGCATAGTACCAGTGCCAATATCAACCACACCAGTTAAAGTAGATGGAATGATACGTGCTATTGCTCTTGCAACATCATCAACATGAATCCAATCTCTGTTGTGACGAGTAAGATATGTTGCAGTCTTATCTTCTAACATTCTATAAAGCATATCAGTTCTACTCATTCTCCCTTCCCGATATACATTAAAGAATCTCATACCAACACTGTTATGAGGAGCCATTACCTCATTTACTTTCTTTGTGGTAGCATAAGGATTTAACCACCATTCCTTTGCTCCAGCAGAACTTGCATATAAAAGACGAATATTATTTACTTCACAATATTTAAATACCCCTCTTGCCTTTTCTACATTATTCTCCCAGAATCTATCAGGATCATCAAGACTATTTCTTATATCAGCAAATGCTGCAAGATGTATTACACAGTCATATCTTATATCAGGTCTTGTAAAATCTCCAAGGTCTTGACCTGAACTTAAATCCAGTCCATCAAATATAAAACCATCATATGCCATATCACTTTCCAAGAAGTTCTTAACATATGAACCAATAAATCCATTAGAACCAGTGATCAATATTCTATATGGATGTTCTCTTAAATCTCTTTTTGGTAAAGTCCTCTCTTCAATAGGAGGAACTCTTTCTTCTGTCATGGGTTTGCCCTACTAAATCCTTTTACTTTTTCAAATTTTAGCACACTATCGAACTTATCGTCCATACCTGTCTTGTGTGAAATAATAAACACATTAGCATCTTGGATAACAAACCGAATAATTTTAGTGAAGTATTCCGTGCCAAACTCATCCAAAGAACTGTCAAATATTTCATCTAGTATTAATAGATTAGTATTGACAGAATTTTTGAATCTGGCAACTTCTCTCCATGTGAATAGAAGTGCTAAGTCTATTCTCATTTTTTCCCCTTCGCTAAAGGAAGAGTAGGAAAAATTGTCATGGATGGGAGATTGAACAGTTTCGTTAAACTCCTCATCCAAGGTAAAGTTAATATAAAAATCCATTATCTGCAAATAGCGATTTATTTGCTGATTAATTAATGGAAGATATTTTTTAATTATCTTAGACTTGACTCCACCATCCTTAAGCAACCCATATGAAAAATCATAGTACCTTACAGTATCATTTTTAGTAGCTAAAGATTCGTAAGTCTCATCTAAACCTTTCTTAAACGATTCTAATTTCTCATGTTCAGTATTTCTGTCTGCAAGTTGTTCGGTAATAGTTTGAATTTCCGATTCCAGATCTCTGATTTGTCGTTGACACCCAGAGATTCGAGTATTGTTTTTAGAAATGCCATGCGTTAAATTAGTAATCTCCTTAGATACAGTAAGAAATTGATGCTCTCTTTCTTCTTCTTGTTTAATTGCCTCTTCTAGTTGGGTATAACCAGATTTGAGTTCCTTTGCTTTAGATTGAGCATCAGCGATTTTATTTAGTCTAAAGTCTTCATCAATACCTTGGGTACAGGTAGGACAAACCGTATGCTCTGTGAAAAACTTATGCTCTTTGGTAATGGTAGATACCTTCTGAGAGATTTTTCCTTTAAGATTTCCTAACTCACGCAACTTTTCCTTAGACCCTGTTAACATTTCTTGACTTTTAGTTAGGTCATGAACATCATTTTCAAATGCTTCATTCTCAGCAACATACTCATCAGACTCAGAAAATAAATTAGTAATTTTTAGTTTATTATCATCAATTCTAGTCTTA